GTCAGTCGTTAAACCGGATGGAACAGCGGTTACGACGTGCGTATTACGTGGTAGTGGCGATACGGGTAAGCGGTCGCATCTTGGCTTGTCTGGCAATGCTCACGTGTACTGGGACAGCTTTCTGGAAGTCGAGAGACATGCGCGTCTACAAAGCGATAACCCGGCTGACATACCGACTTGGTTTCTGGTAAAAGCGGTTAACGCGGTTTGTAGTAAGAAAGGCGTCAATCGATCGACGTTAAGTAATATCAAAGCCAACTACTCGAACCTCTACGAAGAGCTGCACAAGCTGCTCATCTTCAACAATGATCACATAGCCAGACGAAGTGCTTTAGATGTTCAATAGAATGTTCAACTACTCAGCTGTGTTTTGTTCAACTGTTCAACCAGTACTCATACGCAGATGTGTTCAAACGACTGTTCAACTGGGAGTATATATCCCCCCTCCTTAAGAGGGGGGGATATACCCAGAACTCGTTGACACACGTAGTACCAATAAATTTTTAGTTGAATTGTTCAATGGCCGGTAACGCACATAAACGCGACGTAAAGATCAGAAACTTTCTAGCAAAGGCAAACAACCCAGACTTTTGGACGAAGCTCTGGGAAGAAGTCGCTGCGATGGACAAGTATGACCGTCGATATCGGTGTGTACTGGATAAATACAAGATCCCGTACGAGTACTACGACGAGTATCTAGCCAAGTTCCCGAGAATTAAAGAACAAGAGCGCTTGGCTCTCCAGAAAGCCAAGGCTCGTGACCACGCAGAAACTGGCAGCCGTCTCGGTACGAAACACGCCGAAAGCGTTGAGGAACGACTAGACCGGGGAGAAGTCGTCGAAGCCCGCGAGATCGACGTTGCGATCAAGTCAAACTTTGAAGCAGCTAAAATGCTGGATCGTTCGTCGTACGGCGATAAACAGCAAGTACAAGTCACGAACATTCATTTGGAGTTTATGAAAGCTCTGACTGATTCGAGTCAAGAAGACCCGAAAGTCATTAACTCAACAAAGGAGATCAGCGATGGACACGCTAACGATCATCTACCAGGATCACGAAAACGATCAGACCGTGACGTTCTCGATGACGTTCCCATCGACCAGCACAGATGAGCTCGAAGATTTCTTCAGTCGCGCATCCCAAGCGATCGGTCACACCTGGGTCAAAAGTGTTGAAGTCAAAGGCGAAACGTTTTCTCAACGAGCCGAGCGACTCGCCAAAGTCGCCGGTGCGAGCTATTCGGATTAGTCGTGTATCCGGTTGGCGACCAATGGCTGACTCTTGGCTTGCGGATCAGAGGTGCGAGAATCCCGCTCAGTCGGCGATTACAGCAGCGTATGATTCTACGGGATAATCCGATTTTGTTAACTCACAGTAAACCAAAAACGCTGAAGTACTGTGCGAAGTGTCAGATGAGTAAGCCGGATAAACTCCCGTATTTCCGATCAGGACAAAGTATCTGTCGTGCTTGTAGCCGACAGTGTGGTCGCCGGTGTACCACGTCAGCAAAAACACTGGGCGAGTAATAGGCCACTCGTTGACTAGAGTACTCGAATTGGGAAATGGGATTCCACGGTTCGGGTACTCGTACACAGTACTGAAACGGAGTAGATGATGATACCGAATAAGCGGGATGAAGAGCAGAAGGAACTCAGCGAACTACGCGAAGAAGTACGGCTGCTGCGACGGTTGGCTTATCTGCGAAGTACAATGAAAGCGCTGGGAATCGTAGATGGTCAAAGCGACAAGGTCGATTTGGGTGTGCGACTATTGGGTAAGCGGTAGCTGTCGTGGTTGATTCCTGGGTTAGTCGTGGGTGATACGCGCAGACCGATCGACTGATAAAAACATAGCGGCTGACCGCGCCCGTTCATTAATGCCAAACAGCGCTAAACCGCATAAAGACTGGGATACAACCGACTAATCTATATGTTCGATAATGTATATTAACGAACTAATAAACTGTATCAGTGCCTACAGTAGGAACCGAATTGTCAGTATTTACGCGGCATTTTTTTGATATACCGGTTACTAGCCAACAAACTAGCCAACAAACCGGGGTCACTGAAGCACAAAAAACGACCCCCCCCCGGTGGGTTCCGAGGGGAGGGGCGGGTAGTGACAGTGCACCCACACACATCACAAATCACACATCAAACCCAGACTTTTCACAGCACAGATCTGAATATTGCCAAAGCACAAAGACCGTACTGGGGAGCGTCACGGGAAGCTCCTCGTATTGGATTTAATTACATCCGGCGAAGAGTTTGACCGGATTATAAACTACAGCACGAGCGCAGTCTGGTTATGTTCCTGTGACTGTGGGGTCATCAAAGCGGTAACTGCGGAACGTCTACAAAAAGGGGCCAAGAGCTGTGGTTGCAGCCTTAAGACCATTGACGAAACCGGGAACCGTTACGGTCGTCTAGTCGTTATCGAAAAAGTAGCAGCGGATCACCCGGTAAAGTTACGGAGCACAGAGCTAGGATCAATCTGGCGCTGCCAATGCGACTGTGGAAATACGACTTTAGCACGAGGAACAGCGCTACGTTACGGCAATACGTTGTCGTGCGGCTGTTGGCGAGAAGATGCGGTTTCAATCGCTTGTTCTTCTACGCATCCGATTTTGGTCTGTGACGACGAGCTCGCACAGTCGAGGATCGCAAGTGGGGATCATCGTAGGCCCCCCCACTCCCCCCGTGTTCTGCAATAACCGGTTAGTGTTTTTAATTTTTTTATAATTTTTACGTAATCGAGAAACCGTTTGACAGCAAAAAACGAAGAATTCGATCTGGGACCAATCTGTTACGTTGAGCAACCCCCGCCAGAGAAACCTCTACCGTCGTACGACGACGAGGAGGTTCTCGTCCATTATCTATTGAATAACTACACAGAATACCGTGCAGAGCGCTCACGTGAGCGCTACGCCCGTTTCGACGGCTGTATTTACAACAGGAACGGCTTTTTAGTAGCGCAGTACGAAGTCAAGCAGATTGGCGGAAAGAACAAGATCCGTGAACCGCTGGATGATCAGATACTTAATTACGGGAAGTGGTGCGAAAGTCTTTCAACTGTTCAGATCACACGCACCGAGATCATTTTTTTCTTCCGATACATTGGCGACCCGAGCGGTCAGTACCGGATATTCCCGATCTCTCGTGCGGTCATGGCCCCAAACAAATACCGGGTCATTCATTTGAACGCGGTAACGGCAAGTTCTTCCGGGCCAAAAGTACTGATCCCGAAGGACGAGATGATCACGATCAGTTTCCCGGCGAGCATCACACCGTTAAAAACTTTACTAGACAAGACACTTCAGCACTGATATGAATAACTCAAATAATCAAAATAATCCGTTCACGCCAGAGGAGCGGCGCGGGTTCCTCGGCGGTTCAGACGCCGGGACCATACTCGGGGTCAACCCGTTTCAGACCGCATACGAGTTGTGGAGAGTCAAAGTCGGAATCGATGAGCCGTTTGCTGGGAACCAAGCAACCGCGTGGGGGCATTACTTTGAAGATCTGGTAGCAAGAGCAGCATCAGAGCGTTTAAACGTCCAGTTTCGGCGATCCAATACGCGCTACAAACATCCCGAACACAGCTGGTTAGTGGCGCATATTGATCGCATGAGTCGTCAAGATGATCTGCTTCTCGAATGCAAGACGACAACGAGTAGATCATCCCGTTTCTGGGGAGCCGACGGTCTTGTCATTACAAACTCAGAAAGTGCAGCTGGAGTAATCCCGCTGCAGCACTACTGGCAAGTCCAGCAATATTTATTACTAACCAGGCTCAACAAAGCGTACCTCGCCGTTGCGATTCTCGACGATCGCGATATTCGGATATACAAGATCTGGTCAAGCATCGACGACCAGGCGCGTCTTGTTGACGAAGCAAAAACATTCTGGTCGCACGTCACCGAGGCGACACCGCCGCCGAATCTATCAACGAAGGACTTCGACCTGATGTACCCGGAAAGCGAAAGCGAATCAGCTGCTCTTTGTGCAGAGCACGATTTACGACTGATTGAAGAGTATCAGAAGATCAAGGCCCAGGAGCACGATCTGGTCGAGCAGCGGAAACTTGTGGAAGCAGAGATCAAGCGCATGATTGGCGAATGCGAGGAGCTCCGTTGTGGCGATCAGAAAGTAGCAACGTGGAAAAACCAGACTCGAGAATCGCTTGATTTAAAATCGTTGAAGATCGCCAAACCGGAACTATTTGAAAAGTTCAACCGTGTATCCAGTTACCGCGTTTTGAGAGTTATGTGATGCTCGAAACCCACCACGATCAATACGTTGCAGAAGTCGATCTTTCGTTAGCGGATCTACAAGCCTTGCTCGATCTGCTGGATGCAGCCGAGCGAATGAGTCTTGTCGTATCGGGGATTCACCACGACGGCAAGCTATCAGATCTACGTGATACTTTGCACCGGACATATCACGGTCTATTAGAACGCAACTACGGGGATATACTGATCAACGAGAGGAATCGGCCCGGCAAGAAGCCAGCCGGTAAGAATGCACATCGAACTTGAGATCCCGTACCCGGTATCGGTCAACGCGTACTATCGATCGCTGGGAAACCGGTCGATACTGAGCAAACGCGGTCGAGAGTACAAGAAACACGCGAAGAGCTTAGAACACTTACGCGGTACATTTTCAAAGGATCAGCGTCTAAAAGTGACGTTGAATCTGTATCCGCCAACACGTCGAGTAACGGATTTAGATAATCTCAGCAAGAGCGCATTGGATCTACTCGAAGACGCCGGAATCTTCGTCAACGACTCTCAGATCGATCAGCTGATCTTAAAACGTCGTGAAGTCATCCAAGGCGGCAAAGCAGTTGTCAATATTCGAGTAATCGGTGAAAACGCATCTTGATCTGTTTTCCGGCATTGGCGGATTCGCGCTTGCTGCGAACTGGGCCGGTTACCAAACAATAGGATTCTGCGAAATTGAGGATTATCCAAGAAGAATTCTTTCAAAGCGCTTCCCAGGTATACCCGTGCACCGAGACGTTAGAGAACTCGACGGATCACAGTACACCGGATGCGATCTCATCACCGGTGGCTACCCGTGTCAGCCGTTTAGTCAAGCCGGGAAGCGCAGAGGCGCGGCGGATGACCGTCACCTCTGGCCGGAAATGTATCGAATTATTAAACAAGCGCGACCCGCTTTTGTCGTTGCTGAAAACGTGGCTGGTCACATCACGATGGGACTCGACCAGGTGCTGGCTGACTTGGAGAGCGAAGGCTACGCCACTCGGACGCTTGTACTTTCAGCTTGCGGCAAAAACGCCCCGCATAGACGTGATAGATGCTGGATCATCGCCAGAAATTTGGAACACACCAATCGGGAGCGATGCGGAGAAACGGGGCAATCCGAGAATAGGAGCTGGGTTGGCGGGTCAAGTACAGCTGTGGCCGACACCAGTATCGGACGGGGATCGCACAACGAACTACAAACAAGGCGGCACG